TCAATCAATTCCATGTTATACAATGATGCTTCATAGAATGAATATTGATCTAATTCATTTTGGTTTAACCCTAATCCCCAACGATCATTCAATAATAGGTTATAACATATCCATGCTGGATCATCACAAAATGCATCCTTAAAGGTTGCACCATCCCATACAGCACTGTAGGATGCATAACTATCAACACTACCATCAGTATTATAACTGGTGGGTGTATAGACATTAGGTACTTTTAACTTAATACCATCAATTAAGAAGGATTGAGTAGGAATCCTACCACCGGTTGATTCTGAATCAATGGATAATCCTACAACCGCAGCATCATTATATGGAACCTGCATGTCCAATAGGTCAACATATGCCCAAAAATCTATGCGATCATTGATACGTGTTGATTCAGAGGTTTCAGTGGTTCTACGTACTCTAACTTGCCATACTCCAGAACCACTTGGACGTTCAATTCTATAGGCTTCTTCATAGGATGATGTGGTTTTACCGGATATAAACTTACTGAACACTTCAGTCCATGCTCCAGATGTGCCTAGACGGGTATCTACTGCGACACCAACGACATATCCATTCAAGTCACCCGTTTCCTCATCTAATCGTGTAAGTCCGTTAGGAAGCCTCACAATCACTCTGGCAGCATCCGAGTTTGCATCAACACTTTGGGTTACTGGTCCATCATCTTCCACTTCTATGGAGACTACATTAAAGTCTTCTTGTTCAGTAAAACCTACCAACGGTTCTTGAGAGGATAATCCATTTCTATAATCAATAGAGACACCGTTAAAGGATGCATTACCATCACTATCGGTTACTGGAGTTTGATCAAAGTATACAGACTGTAATGGTTCAGACGGTGCGCCTACAATACCTTGTATCTCACCTTCTGATAACACATGCACCAGTTTAGCAGTAGAACGACTCTGAAGTGTATTCTCAGCCTCTCTAGGGGTTCCACCGGAACCACCACTCTTACCACCTCCAGCACCTACAATTTTTAGTTTATTATTCTTCATAGTATTCTCATCGGTTTATTATTATTGGGAACCATGGTGGCTGAAGAGGAGGAAGAATTGACCCACCACCTGAACCATCATCACCCGGATATATTGGTGTTCCATAATTCATTAATTGTTCAACATCTAATCCAGCACTTACTAATGCTGAACCTGTTCTAAAACGTCCAAACACTAAGGGAACAGGTTGACCTTGTTGTGAAGTGTTTGTAGCACCATTGAATAAGAACGATGATCGCTCTTCAGGTGTCTCTCTAGCATTTGGTACATCAGGTGCAAAGAATGCTTGTAATATCATACCCACACCTGTAGAAATTAATGCAGCACCTAATGGAGCATTAATAGGTGATAACAATACACCCGCTACAATTAACAATACACCAATGATAATTTGTCCTAAACGACCACCAGCACCTTGAATGTAGGGAATAATGTATAAATCATCCTGTTCAATCTCACGATCTATATCCATTTGGGAAATGTTATCTTCATCTTTATCACTCCCAACATATAGATGCCACTTGTTAGGGGCAATCAATTGTTTAACCTTATTACCATAGCGTGATATTAATGCCCTAATAGCCATTCTAGGCGTTTGTGCGCCTATCTCAATGATACTATTACCACCACATAGTTCTTGTAGTTCACCTTGTAGATGTAATTTAACCTTTTTCATATCGTAATACCTTTGTAATTTTACTATGCCATTTAGACAATATTTCTTCACCACTTAACCTATTTGTTAAATGATGTACAATTTTACCATCACCTAAGTAAATGGCACCATGTGTAGCCACATCCGATAATATAGCCATTAATACTAAATCTGATCGCTGTATATCCTTCAATGGTACTTCATAGAATCCTACAGCCTTATAATTCTCTTCGTATAAATTGACAGAATGTGGAGGCTTATGTTTACCATCTTGATAAAAGAATCCAACCTCTCTCGGAAAATCTGGAATGGTAATACCATACTCTTGCCAATAATGTCGTTGTACTACACTTAAACAATCATTAACACCTGAAATGTAATCATTACCTTTAACCTGTTGTTCATAGTCTGGAAAGTACACAGGATCAGATACATCCTCACCACTTGTTGATACTATTCCAAAAGGTATGTTCAATAACTTCTGTGTAACCATATCAGCATAGGATGGTGTTCTAGGATCATAAGGAACACGATCAGGTCCAATACATTTCTCACCCTTCTGTACAGTATGTGAATGTAATAACAGCGTAGGTGATACCTTCTGAAACGCTATAGGATCAATTTCAAACTGTTGTGTAGGGTTCGTATGAATGTTATCAAAGAAGTGTAGGGTATCATCCTTAACACCGATTACAGCTTCATTAGGAAACTGTTCTAAGACATAATCATTGATTAGGTTTAATAGTAGTGGATCAGTAATCATTATCGTCTATTTAACCCTGATAGTCCTGACATGGGTGCCCATAATGCACCTTCAACATCATCACGTAATATTTGTCTACGTGGAATCTTTCTACTTGGAGTATCAATACTGGTACCTATTACAAAGGATATAGTATCTCTGGATAATTCAGTCATCTGTATAATACCATACCGTTCAATAGGCCAATGTTGATTCTGATCAGCATCCGGTTGACCATCTAAAAACATAGCCAATGTTCTCCAACGTATAACTTCAGCACCTACTAGATCACCTAATGTAATTACATCGGACATAACGGTTCTATTAATATTGGATATTGCAAAGGTCATTCTAGGTGGAGCACCTTCCAATGATCGATTAATAGAGGTTACTTGTACCGGTAATGGTAGATAGGTATTCCCTCTCCATAGTGTAGAGCTATCAATATGTGGTGAGAATCGTAAGGTTTCTGTACCTCCAATTGAGGTTAAATCCAATTCAAACAATTCTACAATATTATTAATTGCAAAATGATCAAGTTCTTGAGCAATAGTCATTCTTCAAATACCTGTTTAATTTCAAAGGTTAGATCATATACTTTTGCAATATTAGTAATGGCTGGAGGTGATATGAATATCCATTTAGAGGTTACTGATTCACCCGGAGGTATCCAATCCCATGAGGTTACAAACCCATGATTATTCCAAAAGGTTTTAAACAATGTACGTTCACTTTCGGTTAATGGATACGCTCGAATATTCCATGTCTTAAACTTAGCATTAACGCCAATAGAAGCCCGTTGAGAATATCCATCTCCATATTCTACTGCATAGAAGCGTTCATTTAAGTTTTCAACGCTATCCTGTTGTATTTTATTCTGTATTGCTGTTGGTAATATAGCCATTATAATTTTCCTTAATATCTATTCGGGATTGTGTTCAACATGTTACCTGCTCTACGTTGATCAATCATTTGTGCTTTAATCTTACGATCTATTAATTGATTCAATGCTGCTGCGGTCTTATCGGCAGTCTCTTGTGGTTGATCAGAACCAGTAACGTTAATAACATTACTAAAGTTGTATGTAACACCACCTGAACCACCACCTGACGCTGATACACCTAATCTACCTTGTGAATCTCTAGTAAGCGGCATGATAGCTTCAGGAGATTGTTCACTGATTTGATAACCACCATACATTTCTGTACTGTTAACTACTCCACCTTTGGCAAGTCCACCACGCATTCCTGCACCAACTGATGCTCCACCACCACCTGAACCACCTCCATCACCAGATGATCCACCAGCAAATGCTGATATTATACCTGTTAATAACAGTTGGAATATTGAACCACCTCCACCTGATCCACCTTGTTGAGGTGAGAATATTTGACCAATTAACTCTTGTATACCTGAACGAATTAACATTTTACCAATATCACTAAAGAAGCTATCAAACTCTAATCGTCCACTCTCTAGGGAATCAATAATAGAGTCACCTAAAATGTTTCCAAAGCTTCTTGATAATCCGTCAATAAAGTCTCTATAATCATCCATCTCTTTTAACAATTCTTCATTTGCTTCTCTTGCAATTAGAATACCTTTCGCTCTAGCAGCTACTTCTTCTTCAGCTAAATCAGGAAACTGTTCACGTATATCTAATAGTTCACGTTCCAATTCTAATCTACGTGATAATTGATCACTACTGGTAATTTGACCATTGGCTATTTCTCTACCAATTTCTAATTCGCGTTCTAACATTGCATTTAGTTCAGCACGTTGGGACGCTACGTCTAACTCTGTTCTAATGTCACGAGCTAGACCCATTCCTGTCTGTAATGATGCATTAAAGGTGTCAAGGTCCATATCAGGGTCCAATAATTTAAGACCTGTAACCCGTTGTAATATTTCCATAAGACGAAACAATTCTGGATCAACTTTAAATAAATCTTCAGCAGTATTAAAGTCTCCAGAGTCCCTCAATCTATCCATATTGGCTATTAATGATTCAATATCAGCCATAGCATCACTATTAGCCAACTCAAATTCAGGCAACTCTTGTCGTAAACGTTCTGTTAAGAAACTGGTTGCATTTGTAGCGGATATACCCACCTGCTTCTGTAACTCTTTAGTAATAGCTTCTTGAGTTTTAAGTGCAGCAGCATCACGATCCTCTTTCTCTCGTTGTAATCGTGCTTGTTCAGTTTCAAGTGCTAACTGTTCTTCTTTAACAGTAAGATATGCTAACTGTTCAGCATTCATATCTTCTACAATTGCTAACCTTTCTTGTTGAATAGCAGCAATTCTAGCTTCAGATTGTTCAATAATTGCACTAGCAGCAAGTGGATCACGAAAGTCTCCATCTCTATTTCTACGAAGACCACTCAATGCTTGACTACGTCTAAGTTCTTCAGCATTCAGTTGTGTTTGAATATCTAATAATTCAGTAGTTAACACAACTCGTTGGCGTAATGGCTCCAACAATTCATCAGATTGTCCACCTACAAGTGCAACCGTCTGTAATTCTTGTAGAGCACGTTTATATTCATTTGTAGCCAACTCAAGAGGGTCTAATTCATTAATATTCTCTAATGTATTGGCAATAATCTTTAATCCACCTTGTGTAACTGGACCAAATGCTATCGCTGCATTACGTTTGATGGTATCCCAAGAAGTATTAATGTTATTGGTAATTTCATCCATCTTGGCAGCATCTTGTAACTGTTGAGGTGTTAATATAGCACCAGAGGCTCTAAGTCTATTCAACTGTTCCTCAACGGTTCCTAAATCTCCAGCAAGCTTTAATGCACCTACTGAACCCTCACCTAACAGTTGTGTAATACCTCTAGCTTTTAATGCTGCATCATCCGTATCATTAATAGCATTAATAATCTCTTGGAACGCTTGTGTAGGGTCTACTAGGTTTAAACGATCAAGTGATAAGCCCAACTGATCAAAGATTACATTACCCTCTTGTAGCTTCTCCTGTTGGCGTATTAATACACCTGTCAATTGATCAACTGAGATGCCCACCAATTTTGATCGGGCTTCAAGATCAGCCAAGCCTTGTAATGATGCACCTGTGAATAAGGCTATATCATTTATTTGATTGATCTTAGCAAACTCTGCACGTGTAATGGCAGCAGCTTTCAATGCAGCAGTACCTACCACCACTATAGCAGCGGCAGCAGCGGCAGCAGCCACCTTCATCTTACCAAAGCCAGCCTTACCAGAGTCACCTACATCCTTAGCTTTCTTTTTAGAATTATCTAATTCTTTATTGGTATTATTAATCTCTTTACGTGCTTGCTTAATTGCGGCAGCATCTACTTCGTATTTTATACCTACATCATATTGTGTCATGGTTAATTCCTGTGTTCGTTATAGTAATAGTAATACTCTCGATCCCATTTGAATAGTAAATTAGATTCATATAGGTCAAATGTAACATTCGTAACCTGTCCACAATGATATACATCAGTATAGGTAATAGGATGTTCATATGGTTTAGTACGTCTAATATTCCAGAAGATATTCCATATGAATCGAATAGGTGGTTCAGGTTGAAATGTAACATGTTCATAATCCTTTGAAAGACTGTCAAAAGTCTCATTGAAGGATTCAGGAAGTGTTCCAGAATCCTTCATATTCTTCAGTTTAATGTAATGTTCAAGATTAGAACCACTACCCGTTGTAATAGCACCCATTATTTTGGACTCTATTGCTTTAGAACATAGTATTAATTGTTCGGAAAAAAACCACTTTGGTCTTCCTGTGCAGCATTAATTAGATCACGTATCCAATAATTCTCTGCATCCAATAATACCTCTGTACAATGTTCTCTAGTATAGGGCATTTCAAAGAATGATTCATCCCAACCGGTTACAAGAATACTAGTTAGTGCAGCAGTGGCCTTTCTATTATCTTTATAGGATGGCTTTTCCTCACCTTCTACTCTATCCAGATCAGCAATGTATTCTAGATATTCATTACATCGAACGGTACGCACGTTAATCCATGCTCCAGTATCACCACTTTCTGGGTGTATAAGGTCTACTTTCTTTGATACCGCTTTTAAACTTTTTAATGTTTTATTCATTTTTACTCTCCTGAGTTAATATAGTACGTAGTGTTTAACAATAGAATATTGTCAATGGTATTTAGTGCTAAACGAAAAAACCCAAGGATTTTAACTCTTGGGTTTTAACAATTTTAACAGTGAAGTTAGTTTAAGATCGTGTGATAACTAACGTAGACCCTGCGGTAGCATCAAATAATGCTCTGAAGGGCATGGTGATCACTCGTAAGCCTGAACCTGTAGCAATAGGTACATCTGCACCAGTATACTTAATGTTAGGCAATTCAAAGGTCATTGTGTTACCATCATTATCTTCCATGGTAAATTCTAATGAACTTTCAGTGTCATTCACAAACTTGTTAATCAATGTAGAGTTTTCAAATAGAACACTCATGGTTCCAGTTACATCTACACGTGCAGGTACTAATGAATGTGGATCACACTCACCCCATGTGTGTACAGTTTCCAAGTTATTAGTCATACTAAAACTTAGATCAGTAACAACACCAATGGCTGTACCATTTTCAAGAATAGTACCACCACAGTGGGTCATAGGCTGTCTAGAGGCTTGAGCAGTATATGCTGAAGCACTTACAGAGGAGCCTGATGCAGCCTGTGATAATCCTAGAATGTCGAATGAAATGGTAGCAAGACCACTTACTGGTGCGTTCAATGTAAATCCATTTACAACACATCCACGATTGATCTTATATTGGTTAATATCACTCTGACCTTCTTCAATACTCAATGATACAATAGTATCACCCATGATCAATTCATCTGTATCCCATGCGTTATACATTGCTGATTCCAATAGAGTGTCATAGTTATCATGTGCGAAACCTCCATCAATTGAACCACCAACGGTCTTATTACCGGTTTTAGTATACAAATACTGTCGAGTATCTGCCTTACTATCATCCAATAGTTCAGGCTTTGTTAATGAAAAGTTAGCTGAACTGAATCGTTGTGAATCCAATGTTGGTGTCGCTGGTGTAGTACCAATAACACTCTCTTTTATAATACCGATTTTACTTAATGCGTTTGAAGCTGTCATAATAGTTTACCTTTTGTTATTAATATCATATTCTATTTATCAGTTAGGGTCAATCATTCACAGATACATTGTATTCATAACTCAAATATCTGGAAAATATAGGTGATCGAATCCAATCTGTTTCCTCTATTGCATCATTACCCTTCCATGTACGCTCTAACAGTAGATTAGCGTTAATTACTCGACGCTCATTTAACTGTTTAACAATAGCATCTACAATAGGGAAACTAACAATAGTACCTTTCGGTGTAAAACAATCCACTTGGAATAATCCAGAATGTTCAATAATACTGTCAATTCCTTGTGATACATTACTGGCCTCATTTGGAATCATTGTTACTCTAATCCATGGAGTCCTCAATGTTGGTTTATGATTAGTATACATGTCTACTACCACAATTGAAGTATCAACCGCTTTAATAGTATTAACGTATGCATCTAATAGTACTTTATGTTCAAGCATCTCTAAACTCCTTAATGCGATCTGAGGCTCTTTTAACAACATTTGATAGTGAGCTAATGGTTCCAGTGAAAAATGCCGTAGGTGGCTGTGTACTCGTTCCACCATCCACATATGGAGCATATTGCTCCCCTACTGTTCCATATAAATTATCATCGCTATCACACTGCATGAGATTATTCTTAATTCTTGATTTAGTGTTAGAACCACTTGGATCAAGTTCATCAATAATAACATCACCTTCTGTTTTACTAATATTAACACTACCTTTCAATGCTCCAGTATCAACTGGCATAGCATTAATCATGGTTTCAGCTAACTCAAAGGCTACAGCCCTATGTAATGCTGTCATATCCTTCTCATGAGCTTCTTCAAACTCTTTAATGGTTAATGACATATTATTGACCTACATACACTTTATACGCTATCACAACATCAGTAGGTTTTATAATTTCAACCTTTTCAATGTTATACAGCGTATTATCAAATCGTATGTACAATTCATCCGTTGGTTCAATAGAACCTACTGAACATAATATAGAGGATGTGATACGTTCTCTCAATTCTCCAACAATGTCATCTTCTGTTAATGCACTCATTATTCCATAGGCAGAATCATCCAACACGATTAACGTATTGGATTCATCATAGCTAATTAACTCAAAGGGTAATCCACGTGAGGTTAAACGATTCGTTACCTTATCACGTGCTATAGAATAACGACTCATATTATGATGCGGGTTGAGTAATGTTAAACGTTGATACAGTAACAGTACCACCAGTGATCAATGAAATATTATCCAATGTAATTTCACCAGCACCACCAGTTGCAGTTATATTCATATCCATAGATATTGCACCATTAGATAGTCGTGCCCATCCTGCGGTACCTGTAGCATCTACAGTGTCATCCCATGTACCATTCTTAGATAGTACACCAGCAGATGCAGCATTGAATG